ACTACGACTGCCGCGCTTGCGGGTTCTCCTGTTCAGACTCAGACGTTCATTACAAAGAACCAAGAGGCAACTCTAGCTAACAGTCGTGCCTTGTCCAATGGGACGGGTGTAGGGCTTGTTGATGGGGGTGCGCAGTCTACCCTTACCATTACGTTAAACGCCGCCTCTGGAAGCCTTGAAGCGGCTTCTAACGGGATGATTGCTAAAACCGCAAGCAACGCTGTTGTGGCTAGGACAATGACCTCGTCAACAACGGGATTGTCTGTTACCAATGGAGACGGAGTTGCTGGTGCGCCAGTCTTTGCGCTGACCGGGGTTGCTTTGGCTGTGGCTGGAGCGACGGGTACGGGAGCTTTGGCGTTAACTGGCCCAACCACGGTTGCGACTAGGACTATTTTTGGGACCACGAGCCAGATTGCCATAACTGATGGTAACTTCGTTAACTCGCCCGTCATTGCGATTGCGAGTGACCCAATACTCCCGGGAAATGGGGGTTTAGTCGTTCCTGTAGGTACTACTGGGCAACGCGGTTCTTCAACCAACGGTAATTTAAGGTACAACACAACGACTGCGACGTTTGAAGGTTACGCGAACAACGCATGGGGTGCAATAACCACTGGCACTGGCGTTACGTCCGTAGCTACGGGAACTGGTCTCACTGGAGGCACGATCACCTCTACAGGCACGATTAGTATTGCCAGTACAGCGGTTGCCGCAGGAACTTATGGTAGTTCATCGAATGTGGGACAGTTCACGGTCAACGCTCAAGGCCAGCTGACTTTCGCTGGGGATGTAGCTATTAGTGCTTCTTCTATTGGTGCAGTGACTTCCGTAAGTGGTACAGCTAACGAAATCACCGCGACGGGTACGACAAGTGTTATATTGGCTCTGCCTGCGGCTTTGACCTTTACAGGCAAGACTGTGACAGGTGGTGCATTCAACATGACCTCGGCTTCTGTCGGGGCGGACACTGTCACGACCAACACCGCGGCGCAGACGCTGACTAGCAAGACTATCAGCGGTGCAAGCAACACGCTGACTAACATTGCAAATGCTTCATTAACAAATAGCGCAGTCACAATCAACGGGTCGCCTGTAAGTTTAGGTGGTTCAATTACAGTTACTGCCACAGCCACAAATGCTTTAACCATTGGCACTGGACTTACTGGAACTTCCTACAACGGTTCTTCTGCTGTCACTATTGGCATTGACTCAACTGTTGCTACGCTAACTGGTACGCAGACGCTGACCAACAAGACGATCAGTGGCTCAAACAATACCCTGACAAACATTGCCAACGCAAGCCTAACCAACTCATCGGTAACTGTTGGTACTACGGCAATTGCTTTGGGTGCATCTAGTTTGACGCTAGGTGGTCTGACTTCTGTTGCCGTGACGCAAGACCCCATTGCGGCGCTTGACTTAGCGACTAAGCAGTATGTGGATGCATTAGCACAAGGGTTAGACCCCAAGGCATCTTGCGTGGCGGCAACAACGGCAAACATTACGTTGTCTGGAACGCAGACGATTGACGGCGTTGCATTGATTGCGGGAGATAGGTGCTTGGTTAAAGACCAGACACTGAGTCAGAACAATGGAATTTACTTGGTTGCGGCTGGCGCGTGGACTCGCGCAACGGATATGGACTCGTGGCTAGAAGTCCCCGGCGCGTTCACCTTCATCGAGCAAGGAACCCTGTACGCTGACACTGGTTGGGTTTGTACTTCAAATGCTGGCGGTACTTTAGGCACAACCCCTATCACTTGGGTTCAGTTTGCGGGTGTAGGCTCATACACCGCAGGTACAGGATTAACTCTTACAGGTACTCAGTTCAGCATCACCAATACGGCGGTAACTGCGGCTTCTTATGGCTCTGCCACTCAGGTTGGTACGTTCACGGTCAATGCGCAAGGTCAATTGACTTCGGCGGCGAGCACTTCAATTGCGATTAACGGTAACCAGATCACCTCTGGTACTGTGGCAGTTGTCAATGGCGGTACAGGGGCGACAAATGCCACTGACGCAAGAACGAATTTAGTTGCCGCAAAGTCAGGCACTAACAGCGACATTACAGAGTTGTATGCGCTAAATGGAACATCTGGCGGTGTGGCTTTTCAAAACGCTGGAAATCAATTGACAATGGGGGCAAACTTGACGTTTGACGGCACAATGCTATTCGTACCCGGCGGAATCTCAGGAGGAACTTTTTAAATGGCACAAGCAACTTACACCCCCATCTCGCTGTACCACAGCACCACTGCGGCGGCTGTACCAACTGCTGGCAACTTAGTCGCTGGGGAGTTAGCGCTGAATATTTCGGATATGAAGTTGTACGCCAAGAACAGCGGTGGCACAGTAACTTTGTTGGCATCAAACGCCGCCTCTGCTCCAGTGCTTTCGTTCTCCGCTGGCACTACAGGCTTTACACCAAACACCGCCACAACAGGCGCAGTCACATTGGCTGGCACATTGGCAACAACCAACGGTGGCACTGGCTTAACATCATTCACATCAGGCGGTGTGGTGTTTGCATCTAGTGCTAGTGTGTTGGCTACTGGCTCTGCCCTTACTTTTGATGGTTCAGTTTTAAGAAATCTTCAATCAAGCGGGACAAATGCTTGGTTTAGGGCAACTTCTGGAACTGTAGATACTTACTTTGGTGCGGCTACTTCTGGTCTTGGAACTGTGGGAGTTGTTGGTACATTTTCTGCCAATGATTTAACTTTTTATCAAAACTCAGCAGAAGGTATGCGCCTCACCTCAACAGGGTTGGGTATAGGCACTACGGCACCTGCAACAAAACTAGAAGTTGTTGAAAGTGGTACAGGCTCAAGCAGTGGTGTGATTTCTGCCACTGCTACTAGCGGTGGAAATGCTGGATATGGTTTTAAAACTGGTGGAACATTACGTTGGTTTATTGACACCATTGGTTCTGCGGGTTCTGAGGCTTTGCGTTTTTACAGTTCCTCTGCTTCTGCCGAGCGTATGCGCCTTGACGCTTCTGGCAATCTAGGCATAAATATTACGCCTAGTGCTTGGAGTGCGCAATTCAAAGCCATTCAATTTGGCAATGCCAAGTATGGAACTATCAGCCAAAGAAACAATTCAACATCTGAATTTAATCTTGGTTGGAATGTCTACAACACCAGTACAGGCACAAGCGGTTCTGACGGATGGGTTGGACTAAATACAGGTGATGCTTCTTCTTTGTATATGCTTGGCGGCGCTACTCATACTTGGCTTGTATCAAACACTGCGGCTACAGCAAATAGCGCGGTCACATGGACTGCATCAATGGTGTTTAACTCGTCAGGTAATCTGGGTATTGGTACAACTTCACCTAGTGCAAAATTAGATGTTAGCTCTACTAGCGATGTTGGCTTTGCATTAAGCAATTCAAGTAGTGTCACGTCAGGCAATCGTGGCAACATCTATATGTTGAATTCAAGCCTTTCAACTGTTGGTCTTATTCGCTTTGGCGCTGTTACAGACAATGTTGGAACTGAAATTCAGTTTCATACAAGACCTGCCGCTGGGTCTTTAACAGAATTCCTACGCATCGCATCCACGGGAGCATTTGGCTTATCAGGTGCTAACTACGGCACAAGCGGTCAGGTGCTGACTTCTAGCGGTTCTGCGGCGGCTCCAACATGGACAACAGTAAGTGGTGGTGGAAGCCCCGGTGGTTCGAACACACAAGTGCAGTACAACAGTTCAGGTGCATTTGCTGGCTCTGCTAACTTTACGTTTGGTGGCACTGGTATCTCTACAGGTAATGTAAACGTAACTAGTTCTACAGCCCCTACTGCTGGTATGTATTACAACAGCACAGCCACTTCGGGTTTGAGTTTCTACAACACTGGTGTTCTTGGCGGCAGTTCTATTATTCAATCGTATTACGGTAAAAGCACTATACCTGCTACTTCCAATAGTGTAAATAACGGTGAATATCAATGGCTTGCTTTCGGATCTGGCGCAACTCCTAAATTAACTACGATTGGTTCAACTGCAAGTTTGTACTACATGTCAGGTCATGGTTATCTAATTACTGATGTACCTTCTGTATTAAGAATCGATTCAGGAAGCCGAGGTGATAACACGAATTACAGCTGTCCAGAAGAAAATGGCGTAATTTTTATCAACATGGACGCAAGTTACGGTGGTAATGCCGCAAACGACAGAGCAGGGATGTATATTAAGCAACAACAAATGGGTTTGGGCGGCAGTAATACTACTGGATATAAGGCTAAACAGGAAGGTTATGGTAGTGGTGCTAAATGTTTTTGGTCACTGTGCAAACCAAATGATCCTAATGGTGGTGGACAGCCTTACGGGTTCTACGCACAAATTGACACCTCAAATGGTGCAAACGACAACAGCGCACCTGTTGGTCTTGTGGTTGATAATGCGACAGTTGATAACTACACCAAAATAAATGGTGGTGCTCAATTGGCTATCTTTTATGATCGTAGGAGTGGTTCGACAAGCCGAACTTGTATTCAATTTTACAGGAACACAACAGGCAATTCCGTTGGCACAATTACAACTACCAATTCTGCAACCGCATATAACACTTCTTCAGACTATCGTTTGAAAGAAAATATTGCGCCATTAACTGGTGCGATAGAAAAAGTGTTGAGGCTTAAGCCTTCTACTTACACTTGGAAATTAGATGGTTCTGTTGGTGAGGGCTTTATTGCTCACGAACTGCAAGAAGTAATTCCGCAAGCGGTATCTGGCACTAAAGACGAGCAAAAATTACAGCAGGTCGAAGTTGAAAACGCTGTTGCGGAAGTCCAAGATGAAGATGGCAACATAGTTTCTTATGGCAAACCTCCTGTCTATGAAGAGCAAATGAAGCCCGTCTACCAAGGCGTAGACACATCATTCTTGGTGGCTACTTTGACTGCGGCTATCCAAGAACAACAAGCCATCATTGAATCACTTAAGGCACGACTTGATGCCGCAAACCTGTAAGGAAACATTATGACCACTATTACTTGGACAGTTACAGCAATGGACTGCTACCCACAAGAGGGCGGCAACACTGACGTTGTGTTCACAGTTCACTGGACTTGCTCTGGTGTGGATGGAACCTATAACGGCTCCGTCTATTCAACCTGCGCTGTGCCTACACCTTCTGGCACATTCACACCTTACGCTCAGTTAACCCAATCTCAAGTTCTTGGTTGGATTTGGGCTAACGGTGTTGACCAGACTGCTACTGAAGCCGCTGTTGACCAACAGATTGCAAACCAAGTAAACCCTCCAGTGGTAACTCCTCCACTGCCTTGGGTAACAGCATAACGGGAAGCCACCACCCGATCTTGGTGGCGCATTAAAGGAAACATCATGGGAAACGAAAAAAAGACCCCTGTGACGATTGATGGCGTAGAGTACAAGTTTGAAGACATGAGCCAGCAACAGCAGATGTTGCTCAACCATGTTGCCGACTTGGATCGTAAGTTGGACTCAGCACGTTTTAACGTGGATCAGTTGCAAGTTGGCAGAGATGCCTTCTTTAGAATGTTAAAAGATGCGTTAGAAGCCAAGCCTGAAGAGGCCGTGACTGACGTAACCGTTAACTAGGTAAAAGATGGAGCAAGTCGAAACTAAACTCGCCGTTCACGAAGCGGTATGCGCCGAACGCTACCGATCGATCGAAGATAAGCTCGATCGGGGTAAAGAGCGGATGAAGACAGTCGAGTACTTGCTGTACATACTCCTTGCGGCGGTGCTCTTCGGTCCCGGCGTCGCTGGCGAGTTTGTTAAAAAATTAATCGGCATCTAGGCACTGGCATGGATGCGCTGGCTTATTCTACTCCTGTTGTTAGTCATTGCAGGAGCGTCGTCCAAGCAAGGGTGCCATGTTCGCGAATTTTACGGGATTGGATACACGATTCACGACCCGACTTTGCGGCACCGGGAGATGGTAGCATGGCTGGATGCAAATACACGGTATTGCAAGTCGACAGACATGCTGGTGATTTGGAACAACCTGTCCGAGTGGGCAGGTACGGCCGATTCCACATGGCTTAGGAACAAGGTAGTACATGGATACAAGGATGCTCTTGAGCGAGAAAAGAAATGACCAAGAAGCCGATTCCGAGACCCAAGAAGCCCACGCCGGACACCCGGGACAAACTGACGCTGTACGTCACGCTGATGGTCAGCACCACCCTGTGCATTTCCGTATTGGCCATGGTGATCAGCTTTATGCTTGGTCTGTGGGCAAAGGAAGTGGACAACGCCGAGATCTTCAAGATGATTTCACCCGCTTTTTCTACTCTGATCGGCGGCATGATTGGGTTCCTGTCTGGTATCAAACTCATGCAGAATGACGATAAATCGAAAACCTGTAAGGACTAATTATGCTAGATATTTTATCCGGGGGCTTACTCGGCTCCATCTTTGGCGGCATCTTCCGCATGGCACCCGAAGTGCTGAAGTTCTTCGACAAAAAGAACGAGCGGTTGCACGAGCTGAACATGTTCGCCCGGCAGTGTGAACTGGAACAACTCCGGGGCCAGCAAAAGCTCGCCGAGATCGGGGCACAACGCGAAGCGGCGGTGGACGTCGGGGTGATGGATGCCTTTAACAACGCGATTATCCAGCAAGCCGAGATGGTCAAGGCGGCTGGCGGGTGGGTGGCAGGGCTTTCGGCTTCCGTCCGGCCCCTAGTGACCTACTGGATACTGTTCGTCTGGTCCTTCATCCACATCTGGTTCGCTTGGAACGCTTGGCTCGCCGGTGCACCCGCCGTGGAGGTATTTAAGACCATGATGACCCCCGACTTCTCCGCTTTGCTGTCCGGTACCATTAATTACTGGTTCCTCGACCGCACTCTGAAGCAACGTGGTATATGAACCTAGAGCTTGCCGCTGAACTCTGCCGCCGGTACGAGGGGTATCGGGCCAAGCCCTACCTCTGCCCGGCGAACGTAGCTACGATCGGGTACGGAAGCACTTACTACGCCGACAAGCGGAAAGTGACGTTGGAAGACCCCCCGATGGACGAACCTACGGCACGGGAGCTACTAATGGTCGAGCTTGAGCACACCTACCTTCCCGGGGTCCTCCGGAACTGCCCGGGGCTGATCACGGACGTTCGGAAGTGCAACGCGATCGTGGACTCTTGCTACAATCTCGGCGTTGGGCGGCTTCAGACATCGACCTTGAAGCGCAAGGTAAACGCTGGGGACTGGGAGGGTGCGAAAGAGCAGTTGATGCTGTGGACCCGGGGCGGCGGCAAGGTGTTGCCGGGACTCCTTAAGCGGCGTACCTCCGAGTGCGCTCTGCTGAATTGACCAAATGTCAAAGGCATGGTATAATCCTATTCAACGTTGCTATTCGTGTGGAGGGCTTTTATGGCGACAGCTTCTGTAATGACCTATACCACGCTGGTCGAAAACATTGAGTCATATCTCGAGCGTGATGATGCCGCGACTCTTGCTAAAATTCCGCTCTTCATCATGCTCGCCGAGCAGGTAATCGCTTCTCGGATCAAATTCCTTGGGAACCTTACCGTTAACACCAGTAACATGGTAGCGAGTACGGCCGTCATCGCGAAACCTGCCCGGTGGCACAAGACGGTATCGATGAACATTACTATAGCTGGTAATCGAGAGCCGGTGCTTCTGCGCAAGTACGAGTACCTTCGCAACTATTTTCCAGACCCCACAGCCACCGGAATCCCAAAGTATTACGCGGACTACGACTACACGAATTGGCTCGTGGCTCCCACTCCTGCCGCCGCGTACGCGTTTGAGGTGCTTTACTATGAACGGGTCCAGCCGCTAGATTCGTCAAATCAGACTAATTGGTTCACGATCTACGCTCCACAAGCACTCCTTTACGGCACACTCCTGCAAGCGATGCCATTTCTAAAGAACGACGAGCGCATTCCAATGTGGCAATCGCAATACGACGCGATCATGGCTACGTTGGCTGAAGAGGATAAACTCCGCATTGCGGATCGTCAAGCGATTGCGGTGGATTCATGAGCTACGTCAGTCCTTTCACTGGTGACGTCATCCAGC